ATACCCTTGGCGTGCTGAGCCGCATCGATCGTGCCGGCTTCAAGAGCCGCGTTGTAGCTCAGCTGCTGCCTCTCGAGCTTTGCCTCCGCAGCGGCCAAGGGATTGAACTTACGCTCGAGCCTCTCGATAGAAGCAGCTGCTGATTTTGCCTTTCGCTCGAACTCCTGCTGTTTCAGCTCAAGAAGGATCGCAATTCTTTCAGTGGGTTCAGCCATATCTCGCCTTCAATTCCTCGAACTCTTCCCACGTGGGAGGGTCATTGGCTTCGGTTGCATGAGCTTCATTCCAGCCCTCTACAAAAAGGGACCAATCGGCGG